ATTATTATACAGGTAAAGCACCTGCAGAAGTATATGTAGAAGAACCTTTTGGGTATAAGGTAAGAGAAAAGGATGCCATACAAAGATATATGGAAGCAGATGAGAAATTAACTAAAGCAGATCTTAAGATAAGATACTACGATGCAACACTAAAATTTTTAGAAGAAATTATTAAAACCGTATCTAACCGTACATATCAGATTAAAAATGCGATAGAATGGCATAAATTCCAATCAGGATTTGGGTGATAAATATTTCCAGATGAACATTATGTTATGTCCCATTTGGTTATATCAAAGAAAAATGAGGTGTTTCTATATGTGAAAGCAGAACCTCATGTATATTATGAATTAGCAGATCAGTTTACTTTTGAAGTACCTGGAGCAAAGTTTTCACCTGCTTATAAGAAGAAATTTTGGGATGGTAAGATAAGACTTTTTAATACCCAAAAAGGAGAAATATATGTTGGTTTATTAGATAGAGTAATACAATTTTGTAGAGATCATAAGTACACTTACGAATTTGTAAGGAACGAATACTATGGTCTTCCTTTTGAAGTCAATAAAATGATCTCAAAAGAAGGTGTCAAGGATTATATGGATGCAATCTCCAAACATAAACCTAGAGATTATCAAATAGAGGGAGTATTCGACGCTCTAAGACATAATAGAAAGTTGTTGATATCCCCAACTGCTTCGGGAAAATCTCTGATGATTTATTCGATTGTTCGATATTTCGTAGAGAAAGGAGAAAATACTCTGATAGTTGTTCCGACGACTTCGCTAGTAGAGCAGATGTATAAAGACTTTGCAGATTACGGATGGGAAGTTGGTTCATTTTGTCACAAGATATACGCTGGAAAAGAAAGAGAGACGGACTCTCAAGTCATTATCACTACCTGGCAATCAATCTACAAACTTCCCCGAAAATATTTTGAGAGATTCTCTGTTGTGGTTGGGGATGAGGCTCACCAGTTCAAATCTAAGTCACTTATATCTATAATGACTAAACTTGACAATGCTAAGTATCGTTACGGATTTACTGGAACACTTGATGGAACTCAAACACATAAGTGGGTACTAGAAGGATTATTTGGTCCTTCTTATAAAATTATTAAAACAGACGAGCTCATGAAGAAGGGTCATGTTGCTACGTTGGATATTAATGTGCTTCTATTGAAACACCCACCGAATAAATTTGAATGCTTTGAGGATGAAGTACAATATATTATTAATCATAATCGTAGAAATAACTTTATTAAAAATCTTGCATTAGATTTAAAAGGTAATACTCTAATTTTATTTGCTAGAGTAGAGAAGCATGGCGAACCATTATATAATTTAATAAATAATAGTAACATTATTGAAAGTCGCCAAGTATTTTTTGTACATGGTGGTGTCGATACTGAGAGTAGAGAACAGGTGCGTGAAATCACTGAACGTGAAAATAACGCTATAATTATTGCATCATATGGAACTTTCTCCACAGGAATTAATATTAAAAACCTTCATAACGTCATTTTTGCTTCTCCGTCTAAGTCTAGAATTAGAAACCTCCAATCAATCGGAAGAGTCCTAAGAAAAGGAGACAATAAAACTAAAGCAACTTTATATGACATTGCTGATGATATTAGTTACAAATCTCGAAAAAATTATACATTAAACCACTTAATAGAAAGAATTAAAGTTTACAATGAAGAAAATTTTAACTATGACATAGTAAACATACCACTAAAGAACTAATGGGAGAAGAATTCTACGCAATAATAAAACTAGTTTCTGGAGAAGAAATATTAACATCTGTGTGTATAGATGAAGGTAATGATGAGCCTGTAATTATTATCCATAATCCTGTTGTTATGAAAATGATTAATTCGACCCACGGTTCTTTTATTAAAGTCAAACCTTGGATAGAATTAGCTAGTGATGATATGTTTATTTTACGTAATGATAAAATTATTACAATGACGGAAATAAAAGATCAAAGAACTATTGCCGTATATGAAAAGTTTCTAGCAGATGAAAAGGATGATACTTTAGATTTTCAACAAAGTATTAATGGACTGGTACAACCGTCAGAAGATATGGGATATATTTCTACTGTTCAACAAGCTAGAGAGTTATTTGAAAAATTATTTAATATTAATAAAGAAAGCTAATCGTTCCCCTTCAACCCTAACAAAGGTATTCTACTTGTATCAATGGAACTTGTCAAGTATCAGAAATGTGTTATAATACTTATATGTTAAGACGGGAACAACAATGCTATGCCTAAAAAGAAATCAGAACACTACGTAAATAACAAACAACTATTAGAAGCACTAATTGTTTATAGGGAAAAGGTTGCTCACGCAAAGGAGAATGATCTACCTAAACCTCGTATTACAAACTATCTTGGTGAGTGTTTTTTAAAGATTGCTACACACCTTTCATACAAACCAAATTTTGTAAATTATATGTTTAGAGATGATATGATCTCTGATGGTATAGAGAATTGTGTACAATACATCCATAATTTCGATCCAGAGAAGTCTAGGAATCCATTTGCATACTTTACTCAGATTATTCATTATGCCTTTCTCAGAAGGATACAGAAGGAAAAGAAGCAGTTGGATATTAAAACTAAGATAATTGAAAGGACAGGATTTGATGAAGTTATGAATGTTGATGATGGAGCACTTACTGGTAGTAGTTCTGAATATAATACTATTAAAGATAATATTCAATATAAGACTTCCAATAGATGAAAGTAGCAATCATAACCGATACTCATTATGGTGCTAGAAAAGGATCCAAGCATATACATGATTATTTTGAGTTGTTCTATAAGAATGTTTTCTTCCCGTCTTTAGAAGAGCATGGTATAGATACTATCATTCATATGGGTGATATATTCGATAGTCGTAAGTCTATTGATTTACAGACTCTTGAATGGTCAAAAAGAGTTATATTTGAACCTCTTAAGAAATATAATGTATATGCTATTGTAGGTAATCATGATTGCTATTATAAAAATACTAACTTTGTAAATTCTCCTGAATTATTATTAAACGATTATCCTAATATAAAATTATATTCTAAAGCAACTGAGATTAAAGTTGATAAGTTAAAAATACTAATGCTTCCTTGGATCTGTAGTGAGAACTATCAGGAAACAATGGATAAGATTTCTAAATCAAAATCTAAGGTTGCAATGGGACATCTAGAACTTAATGGGTTTACTGCAACTCGTGGACATAAGATGGAAAATGGTATGGATATTAATGTCTTTGATAAATTTGAAAAAGTATTTTCAGGACATTTTCATACTCGTTCTAACAATGGAAAGATATTTTATCTAGGTAATCCATATGAGATGTTCTGGAATGATGTCAATGATACTAGAGGATTTCATATATTTGATACGGAGACCATCACCCATACCCCAATTAACAATCCTTATAAATTATTTTATAATGTATATTATGAAGACACTAACTATAAGTTATTTAATGCTACTGAATATAAAAATAAAATTGTAAAAATTATTGTTCGTAAGAAATCCAAACCAAAGGATTTTGATAAATTTGTTGATAAACTTTATTCTGCAGGTGTCCAAGATTTAAAAATCATTGAGAATTTTGAAATTCATGAAAATGAGGATTTTGAAGTTGATGAGGAAGAGAATACTCTATCAATTTTAAATCGTTACATTGATGAATCTGAATTTGAATATGATAAAAATATCATTAAAGATATTTTTCAAGATCTATACAGGAAAGCTTGCGAGGTAGAATAGTGTATCTTCTTACTATTAAAGAAAAAAAAGATGACGGTGCCTATGCTGTTCAGGATAAGTTTGGTGATAAGGTTCTCTTTCTTTTTCAACAAGAAGATGATGCTGATAGATATGCGTTAATGTTGAATGAAGATGATAAGTATTTAAAGGAGATGGAAGTGATAGAAGTTGATGATGAGCTTGCCATTAAGACATGTATGAGGTATAATTATAAGTATTCTATTATTACTCCGAACGACTTTGTGATTCCTCCATCAAATAATGATAACGTTCAAGAAGATTAAATGGAAGAATTTTCTTTCCACAGGTAATAACTGGACTGAAATTGATTTCTTACAACATAATACGAATCTGATTATAGGTACTAATGGTTCGGGTAAATCCACAATGTTGGATGCACTTACCTTTGTGTTGTTTAATAAACCATTTCGTAAAATTAATAAATCTCAATTAGTTAATACAACAAATGAAAGAGAGTGTGTTGTAGAAATTGAGTTTAGTGTTAATAGTAGAGAATATCTTATAAGACGTGGGATAAAACCAAATATATTTGACATTGAAGTTAATGGTAATCCATTACATAAAGAAGCAGATGATCGTGTTAATCAGAAAACGCTTGAATCAAATATTTTAAAAGTAAATTATAAATCATTTACTCAAATTGTGATCTTAGGTAGTAGCACATTTGTTCCATTTATGCAATTGAATACTACTGTACGTAGAGAAGTTATTGAAGATCTTTTAGATATTCGTATTTTTTCTGCAATGAATAATCTTATCAAAGAAAAGGTTAGAGATGAGAAAGAGAAAATTAAATCTTTAGATCTTAAAAAAGAAACTCTAGGTGATAAAATCACAATGCAAAAAGATTTTATTAAAGAAATGGAAGAGCAGGGTAAGACTAATATTGAAGCAACTGATAGTAAAATAAAAACATTACAGATAGAAGTTGATACACATATTGAACATAATCAACTTAAAGAATGTAGTATATCTGATCTTCTTAAGGAGCAAGAAGATGTTGCAGGAGCAAATGAAAAGTTAGTAAAACTTAATAACCTTAAAGGTAAAATATCCCAAAAAGTAACTACCATTACTAAAGAGCATAAGTTTTTCACAGACAATACGGTCTGTCCTACTTGTACTCAAGATATAGAAGAATCGTTTCGTGTAAATAGAATTGCTGACGTTCAAAATAAAGCAAAGGATCTCAAGAAAGGTTTTAAAGAACTGGAGGAGACCATTAAATTAGAACAGGACAGAGAACGTCAGTTTAACAACTTATCTAAGGAGATTATTAAACTCAATAATGGCATTTCTCAAAACAATACTCGCATCTCTGGATGTCAACGTCAGATCAGAGATCTTGAATCGGAAATTCAAAGATTTACCGAACAGCTTGCAGATAGAAATACTGAACATGAGAAGTTAAAAGAGTTTAAAATAAATCTTAAAAAAGCATTAGACGAATTATCTGAGAGAAAGCAAGAGATTACTCATTATGATTTTGCTTATTCTTTATTAAAAGATGATGGAGTAAAGACAAAAATTATAAAGAAGTATCTACCATTCATAAATCAACAGGTGAATAGATACTTACAGTTGATGGATTTCTATATTAATTTTACTCTTGATGAAGAATTTAGTGAGACTGTCAAGTCACCTATTCATGAAGATTTTTCATATTCCTCATTTAGTGAAGGTGAGAAAATGAGAATTGACTTAGCACTTCTATTCACATGGAGAGAGGTTGCTAGAGTTAAAAATTCTGTAAATACTAATCTTCTTATCCTTGATGAAATTTTTGATAGTTCTCTTGATGGTTTTGGTACTGATGAGTTCTTAAAAATCATTAGATTTGTTGTTAAGGATGCAAATGTATTTGTTATATCCCATAAAGCAGATCTACATGACAGATTTCAAAGTGTCACAAGATTTGATAAAGTTAAGGGATTTAGTCGTATAGTGTCAACACAGCTTGATGAGTAATGACAACACCGAACTGGCAGCATCACTCTAAGAAGGATGCCAAACGAAAACTTAAACCACAGGCACTACGTGCTTCAAGAGAAAGACGCAGACAGTTGATAAAGCGTCTACTGAACCCCACCAAGCGTGGGGTTTCGTCGTATAATAGGTTCAT